ACAGGTCTTGGTATTGGCGATTACGAGCTTCTTTAATGCCTTAAGGCTAGCGTAACTGGTATGGTATAAATCGAGTTGATACTGGGACTGGACAAGGCCGTCATGTCCAGCAAGGGTTATAGTCCTGTCAGTACCACCAAGGATATAGGTTAGGTATGGGGCGACTGTTCCTTGTGCCGCCATGACCGGGAATACCTTGTCCGTTAGTCCTGCTATTGCGGATAATTCTGCAGTTAGGCCTTGCTCGAAATCCATGTTATCACCTCAATTTATCCAATTCTGATGCCATGACCTCAAGTATTAAACCATTTACTACCCCGGCATTTTCTTCGGCCGCTCTACGCATATACCGATAACCAGGATGGTATTTTCCATTTTGGTCTGTCCATCCGTATTCTTGGGACGCTGGATAAAAGGATCTCTTTCCAGCTTTACTAATTTTCACAAAGTGAGGGTTGCTCTCAATAAAAATCTGATATACTTTTTTGCCTTTTTTACTTTTTTCAGCCTTCATAACAATGTGATTCCTAAGGGATCCTGTAGGATTTTCGAATTTACTTGCATTGTTTTTAGCAGCTTTCATGACTACGTTTCCGCCTTTACGAGCCGCTTTAGTTAATACTTTAGCGGGAGCCTTGCCGACTTCTTCGAATAGCCGCCTTACTTCATCGATTCCCATAATATTATTGGCCATTAGGTCACCGCCTTGCAAAGCAGCCAAACCTCTATTCGCTTACCGTCAGGATCATCTGCACCAATTATCGCATAGTAACTATCGCCAAGTTTTACGCGCATTCCTGTACTTATTCCAGATCGAAATCTTATGGTAAACAGATCTGTAGTTTCGGTATTTCTTTTTTGGGCAGCAAAAAAATCTCGTGAGGAATTATGTTTTTTTGCTGCCCAAAGAGATACAACATCTGGCCAGCCTTCTGTTAATCCTCCGTAACCATCCCTGGTGGTTGATTGCTGCTGAATTGTTATACGGCTTCTTAATTCTCCCGGATTCATGCGGCATCACCCGCCTTTATAATAGATTGATTGAGTGCATACCCAATATCGTGTCAACGACCCTGTTGAGATTGTTCTTGTCTACATAAAATGCTCTATTGTCGTACATATCCTGCACTAGGATGTATACAACTATCACGAAGTCCGGATACGCGTCCAAGCCGATTTGATAAGAGGCGGTAATAGATTCTCCAATTGCAGGAATTGACGAAATCATGAATCCAATTGCACCAGAAGTATCCTTGAAAATATAATCTACGCCTTCCGTTTCGGCAACAGAGTTAACGTAAACCGTTTGCGAGTCGGGAACGACTGGAGTATTAAGAACATAAAAAACGCTCTTAACTCCATCCCCTACGCCAACTATTTCATCAGTAATTTGGCTATCACTTATCCCTGTAAATGACCTGATGAAAGATTTTGCTACGCTCAAAAGTGTATCTAGTTCAAATTCTTCAGCATCCGATAGACCCTCGGGCTCAAGCCTTAGGTACCCGGCTAATTCCTGACTCGTAATATCACTTACCTTAGTTATTGTTGCCAATGCCTTTCACACCCTTTTAACTATCTGCGGTCATAAGTCCGGCCGCTTTTAGCTTTGTGAGCAGCGCATTAAAGTCCGTTACTAATCCTGCGGCATCTGTTGCCACACTCCCCGCTTGATTTGCTGAAATCGTAACTATATCGCCGCCAATTTTAAACGTCCCAGTTACATCAATTTCGCCGCCAATTACAGTTTTTTCCCCGCCTTGCTCAGTGTAGTTCTTTACATTATATGACATCCATATGCCCCGCTTTCATTGATAAAGGGGCGGTGAAGATTCCACCCTTTCAAGTATTTATTCTGCCGCCATTTCCAGCTTGGCAATCTTCTGCGCGTTCTCGACCTTAGAATCAATCTCCATCCATCCCACAACGCCGATAGCGTGTTGGGTTGCAAATTTCTCTCTCAGGACCTCAATACTTACGTCCTCGGAAAGCTTGACGGCTAATCCGCTCATGTCTCCATAGTAGATTGCGGTTTTACCGGCTGCCATAGTGGGCATATTGGATGATACGTAAACATCTTTGCCAAATAAAGTGTATCCCCATTTAGCCGTTGCATCTTTATTTAGAATGTAATCCCCGTTGGCGTCCTTTATCTTCCGCACAAATGTTCTTGTAGTCTTATTCATAATCCAAATTGCTCCACCCTGATACATATCGGGGATAGCTTCTTGAAGATCAATCAGTTCATCTGCCTCAACTTCCGTTGTTGCGAGTGCAGTTACTTTTTGTGTCACCCCACTGAGTGCCGCCACTTTATCGGTTGTCCCATTAAGAAGTTCCTTCTCGATCCATTTGGCAATAGAGTCGGCCATTGCACCGATTACAAAGTTAACAATATCGAATTGGCTGTTGTTAACCAATGATTTAGATACCTTGCAAAGGGCGCCGGCTAGGAATCCTTTTAATTCAACGCTTAGGAATTTACCGGACTTAGATTCTAAGTCACTGAACTCAGTCGCATACGCCATGGTAATGGCTTGGGTTTCCTCATCGTAATAAGGAACGCTTAATGTCCCGCCGACATTATATCGTGTAGCAAGCTGATAAATTGGGCAGATATCATACACTTTTTTGATAATTTTATTGGCAATAGAAGACGGGATGAGCGCTCCATTATCACCAGAAGTAAGGTTTACATCGGCTCGTTGTTCAACAATGCCCCGAATGTAATTGGAAAAAGCTCTTTCTTCTAGTTCTTCAGCTCTTAGCTCTCCCTTCTTCTTGTCATCGAGAACAACAAGGGATAAATCACGTGCCCGTTCCTCGGCCTTGATCGTTGCATCGATACCGGAAATATCAGCTTCCAGCGCAGTGAATTTTTCCATTTCTTCAGTACTCATAGCCCTGGTTTCACCTTTAGCCGCCTCGATAATAGCTTGCATTTCGGTTACTTTGTCATTTCTTTGTTCGTTCAGGCTCTTTAGGGTTGCGCGTAATTCAGCAATGCGGATCTTCTTTTTCATTATGTTCCCTCACTTTCAATATTGGCAATAAAATAAGCCGCTTTATTCAGCAGCCCGGAGATTAGTTATTTTTTTTTCGTACTCAGAGTAGTCAATTGGCTCTTTGTGTTTTTCTTCCTTCACGATAGTCTCCTTAATTTCCACCGTGATAGCCCGGAACTCGTCTCCGCGTTGTTCGGCAATGATCTCCTGTTCAGCTCGTTGTTCAATGGTTGTCCCGACATAACATGGAGAGAGTTGACAGATAATAGATACTTCAAAAAGGTCTAAATCCTCAATATGTCGGCGCGGTATTTGATCTGCTCGTTCTTCCATACGGTCCTTATTGGTATACATACCAAAAGACCACCCTTTTAGCTTCTTTTGTCGAGCTTTTTCAATGACCTCTGGATCGGTTACGGTAGCGATAGCACGTAGTCCGATATTATCCTCAAAAAGCTCAATACTTCCATCCTGAGTAGAACCCAGCTTCCGCGACTTGTTATGATCAAGCAACAGGTCAACATTCTCAGCCCTATCAAGAGCCCGTTGAAATGCTCTTGACTCAATTTGTTCTACACATTTACCGCGAGGTGTGATGATCGGCTTACTATCTCGGCAAACCGTGCCGACGTAACCGTCCAATAATACACTGTCGCTTCGAATCTCGATTCTCATGATTTTATCACCACCCTTCTAAATAACCTTTTCGTCTGGCTTTACTTTCAAGTCCTGCATATTTTGAGTGCTGTTCGTATTCGGAGTGTATATCTCGTGAGTTTTTGGGTTAAATAAGACGCTGTCTAGACCTAATTTGATCCATTCAATCCCCCAAAAAGGTAGATTTTCCATAAACCTTACTTCGTCGATTCCGAGAAAGTTTGCATCAATACCTGTCTTATAAGCCTCAAACCTCTCCTTGATATCCCCTTTAAGCATTTCCTTGGTATCGAAAGCGTAATACAGGATTCCCTTCTCTTTTTCAAGGAGCATGTCTCTGTTTAGGGCGCATTCGATCACTCGAAGAACGGGCATTACTCCTATTTTAAAAGCATTGTTGTACTCCTGGGGAGACGCTGTCCCCTTGATTATATTCGCCGGAATGTTAATTAGTTTGCTGATCTCGGCTGAATTTGTCACCTTGTTTTCGTTGAGTTGCATCTCGACTGAGGTATTTGATGCCTCTTGGAATTCAAGTCCGTCATTTAGCACCACCACATTGTCACTGTTGTTGCTATACAGGTTTTTCCATGCGGCTTTTAACTTGTCGATTACATCTTGCGTGAGCTTTTTAGTGGACTTTAAGAAGCCCTTCTTGTTGCCTCCTTTTTTTACTAGGTTTTCTTCGAACAACAACGAGTTATAAGCTACGCTCAACATTACGTTATTTTCCTCAATTATACTAATGCCCCTCGCGCCATCTTTTGTATTACGAAGAATCTTGATGAATTCGTAGGGCTTGTAAGATTTTCCATTAACCATAATGTCGTAATCTTTAAAAATGGGATCTGTATTCTTATTCACAGACACGCTTACCTCGTCAACATAATACATCCCAGTAAATTGATTTCTTTCTTTTTTCACATAGGCATAACCACCTTTACCGAGGTAATAATCGGCTATCAACGCCCGCCAAAACTGCACAGCATCCAACGTGTCACCTGTATCATCATTCAATAAGCTAACTCGTTTGTCGCCCTTAACTTCCTCTGCTTTACCATCTTTTTCGCGATATAACTTAATCGGCAACATTGACACCGTATCGGCAATGAAGTTAATACAACTCTTTAGGCTTGGGATGTTCAATGCCTCGGTTTTAGTAATGGTTGTCGTTCCAAGTAACGCCCTTAAGAGCACATCGTCCGTTGTTGGTTCAATCGCTGGAACGTCTGCACGTTTTTCTTTTTTAAATGGCCACATTCACAATCTCACCACCTCTCTATATCACCTGGACATCGAAGTCATCGATTCCAAAAAGCATATCTTGTTGCAGTAAATATGTGGCATTGATCAGTGCTACTACCATATCAACTTTACCGGCTGACTTTTTCTTGTTTACGTATAGATTTTGGTTGGTATCCTTGGTGCAGCGTGCATTTTGAAAATTTATTTCGAGCATTAGATTTTCGTCATAATGCAAACTAGTTTTTTTACTTAATATTTGTTCTTTAATTAATTTCGTTGGAGGATGAAGTATCGAGCTATGTTGCTTTATGTTTACACACTCATATAAATTGTTCTCTAGCTTCTGCACCGTACTCATTGCGTTATGCGGATCATATCCTATCTGAACTATTTCTACTCCATACTTCTTTTCCAGTCCATCCATATTATACTTTTCATCACCCATTATAAAAGCTTCGACTTGTCCATAGTCAATAACTTCGTCGTCACTTTCGAAGCATAATCCGCATTTTATTAGTTTATCGTAATCTACATTTTCCTTTTTTGTTTTTAGTTCTTTCTTTAGCCCTGGTATAAATCCCCACACCTTAGCATAAATACTTTCTTCGTATGCAGTGACCATTGCAATAGATGTATTATCATCAGACGTTGATAAATCCATGCCCAAATATACTCTCTTACCTCTCCAAAATCCTAAGTCCTCTTTGATTTTGCACTCTCTAACCTTAGTAATCTCAACATAACCTTCTACGCCAAGGCCCTTGTATTTGATGTTATTGTGTTTGCAGAGGTAATTTTCCCTTTTGTTCTCGTATAAGATCGCCATAGTCCGCATATCCTTGATGGCCTCAAAAATATACTCATGCGCTACAGCTACGGGGTTGCTTTGGCAAATAACTAGGTCATCCTTCTGCCATTTGTCATCCGTTAAGAACTCATCGTCGGGTTCATACAACAAGGCAAATCGGCGCTTATTTTCAGCAAGTCCATCCAGCACCTTCTTGGACATGTCGATCTCGTCAATCATGCCATTGTTGTCATTTGGATATTGCGTGCTAATTATGATTCCGAGCTTATTAAACAACGTGATCTGCGATGATCTCATTGCCTCAATCGGATATGAATCCATAGCTCCTGCTTCATCGGCAAGGAATGCATTTGCGAGCTTGCCATCCATTTTATCTTCTGAGTACGCAAGTGGAGTATATTCGCTATCTGTGATTGAACAACGTATTTCGCTTCTAAGTATTTTAAATACTTCTTCAGCCAACGCCGGACTAACTTTAATGATTTTTCTAATCGCTAATTGCAGCTCTTTCGATAGCTTTAAATCCGGAGCAACAGAAAAGAACCTCGAAAATTGAGGTTCCGTAAGCATAAGTAAGATAAATATTATTGCACTCGTAAACGTTTTGAAATTTTTTCGCGATATCTCCAGCAAGGCAGTAGTGTAATACCTGATATCTCTATTCTCGGAATTCTTGAACTTCGTACATAGTGTCGCAATAATCAACAACCATGCATAATCTTCCATCGCTTCATCCATTGGTTGCAATAAATCAGGATGTACCATAAGTTTTAACAGCTTACATATCTTGCTATAGGTGACTTCGCAAACATAAGCGTCATTGTTTTTCCCATCGGCTATATCAATCCAGGATTGCGCTTGCTTCTTGACATATACGCCAACTTTGCGATTATCCTCCGCTATGCACCATTGGCAATACCTATAGGCCCTGCTATCCCTAGCCACCCTTCAGCGCTTCTAACAATGGACTGGAGGATTTATCTTCCTTCTTTGGTATGCTACGGAGCGCAGCCGCTATTGTCATGATGTTCTCTTTCTCTATGTCGAATAACATTTTACGTTTTGCTTGTAACTGTCTGTCTTTACTGTCAATTGCTTTTTCCATTTCAGTTAGCAGTCTGAAATACGCGATTACGTCCATACTATCCTTGTTTACTTCCAGTTCTTCTAGTCCTTTACCTAATACTGATATTGATTCCTCGAACCTTGAACATTCAGCCTGTAGTGTACAATACCGATTTATGATCGTTTCATAAATGGCATCATTCTTGCCTATTGTTCTTAGCAGTTCATTTAGTCTTTTGAACTCTTTGTGAGCGATTGGATTGCTTCTTACTTCGGAGCGTTCCTTCAATGCCACACCCGTGGATAACGATTCTTCGCCTTGTTTCCTCTTCTTCATTTCCTCTTTTGTACGGTGCG